CTTCTTGCTTTCCGGGACATTCTGGAGATGCTTGACCAGATCTGCAGCGCCACTGTCTCCGACAGTCACAGGCGCAGATGCAGAAGAAGAGGAGGCCTCTTCGGCCTCCTGCTGCTGTCGCTTCTTCTCTTCCTCGTCGTCCTTGCGCTTGAAAAGCCTTGCCATGTTTCCTCCTTCATTATCCGTGCGAGATCACGTCAACATCATCGGGCAGGCTGACCGTCGGCAGCTTGCTCGACGGCTTCTTCTTCGTGCCGCTGCTGGTGCCAGCACCGCCAGAGTAATCGCTCATGTTCTCGATGTTACCGCTCAGGTTCAGCGAGCTGCTGCTGCCGGTAGTCGTGGAATCATTCTTCGTCTGGCTGCCCAGCGCCGCAGACACAGCGGTCATATAGTTCTGGTTGAACGCATTCTGCTGGTTCTGCCTCAGCTCCTGAACCTTCGCCGCCAGCTGCGCCGCGTAATCCTTGTTCAGACGGTTCTTCGTCTGGGTCTGCTGCTGCGCCGCCAGAGAGATCTGCTCCTGCAGCTGGCCCTGCTGCCTCGTGCTTTCGTCCGTCAGCTGGCGTACCACCTGAGCAAGCGCATTGCCCTGGTTGGCCAGCGTCTGAAGCGTGTAGGAGCTGCGGCCCATACCACGGGCGAGCGCGGCGGTTTCCACGCCAGCCATGCTCTGCTTGTACGCACTCTGCTGTTCCTGAATCGCCCGGGCCAGAGATACGGCCAGATCGGCCTTCTCCTGCTCCTTGGCCAGCTTCGTCGTCTCATACGCCTGATCCGCCGCCTCGAGACCCGCATTGAGCTGAGGCAGGAGCAGGTTCTCCGCAAAAGCATTGATCTGCTCATCCGTCATCTGGCCAACCAAACCAGACAGGATGGTATTCAGAAGCTCAGTATCGAGGACCCTCTTGGTCTCCGACTGCTGATTGGTCGTACTCGTGCTCTGAGAATTGGACTCCGACCACGCTGTACCTTTGTACTTTACCTCTTCATCCGCCATGATCACTCACCTCCTTCAAGCTCATCAAGGCGTCTTTTCAGTTCCTCAATCTCTTTCTTCCTCTCGTTGTTGGCCTTCCACACCGCCATACAGAAACCCCTGAGGAAGAGGATCAGCCTTCTCACAATCGAATCAACGGTTTCCCCTCTTCGGAAGTCGGGGACTCTTGGCTGCTTAAACGACATGCTTACTCCTCATCCAGACTGAACTCGACCTGCACGCCGCCATAGATCCGCCAGCCCGCAGCCTTCTGCCCGCTGTGGATGCGCAGCTTCACTCGCTTGCCGACGTTCTGGATCTTCACGCGATAATCCTTGCGCGCCCTCTGGAGCAGGATCGTCTTCATCTTTTCCTTCTTGTTAGTGGCAATGGTCAGGTCCAGCGGCACGTCATCCGCGTCAGCCTCCGCCGTAAAGCGAAGCACGAAGTCGCGCTTCTTGTAGGCCTTGCCCAGATCCATCCACGTCGTCTCCCACAGACTCTCGATCGGCTGGCCCAGGTAGCTGCTGCTGCCCGGATCGTTGTATCTGAGAACCTCGTAAGGGGCACCGGCCTGCGTATAGTACACCTCGCCATCCAGCGAGAAGAAATCCTTCACGCGGATGCCTTTTCGGATCATGAAGGTACCGCGTTCAGTATCAAACTCGATTACCGTGTTGTTCTCGGAGATCACGTCGCCTTCGTTCTCCTTGACACACAGCGCCAGATAGTACACATGATCACAGACGCAGGCAGTCGCGTTCTCCTGCTTGCCCTCCATCATCATGCGCATCGTCTCGTACAGCGCGTCTCTCGCCAGCAGCGAGATCGAGGAGCCGTTGTACTGACCGATACCGCCCTTCGCCAGAAAGTAGACCATCATACGATCTGTGCAGATCGTAGCCAGCTGCACCGGACCGTCCGTACCATAGGCCTCCGTGATCGTGAAGCTCGACGGATCCGAGCCTCGAATCTCGTATACCGTCCGGGATTTGATCGCCAGCAGGTAGCCGCCGAAAGGCTCCAGCGCAAGGAACGCATCGCCGTCCCACGAAGGCTGCTGAATCACGCCGCCGCCGAGCTCGGGCGTATCCTCAACCGCAGTCCAGTCAAACGGATTGTACGGCTTGGAATAGAAGATGCTGTCCGGGTATCCCTCAGCACCCGTGCCCCACAGGCGCTCACTGTGCCTGTTCAGGACTGCGAACTTGACGTCGGCATAGTTATCGCCGATGGTCAGCGTCTTCTTCTCCACACGAAGATCGCTGCCATAAAGGGCGATCATGCCGTCCTGCGCGTTGGTCATCAGCAGGATGTCGACGGTCTCCCCATTCTCCGTGGTCTCATAGGTCACATAGCTCCAGCGGTTGCAGCTGAAGCCGCTCGCCTGCTCGATCCAGCCCTCCGTGCCGAAGGTGTAGGTGTAGATGCCGCCGTTCGCGCCGGCCACAAATACATCGGGATCGTCCGGGCGGTTGCGCCTGTAGAAACGGGTAAGCGTTTCGATCGCGTGGCCAAGAGCCGGGAAGGCGCGACTGGTGCCGTAGCTGGTAGCCAGCAGACCGCGCTCCGTGCGCATGTTCTCCGCCTTGTATGCGTAATCAGTTCCGACGTTGGTGTCGCCAGCCGCCTGATAGACGCCCTTTGGCGTTGGGATCATGAAGCTCCCTTCGTAGGAGCTGTCCTTAATCGCCACGCTTTACCACCGTCCGTTCCTGATATCCGTTGCCGCGTACAGGTTCTTCATGTGCGTCACGCTGCCCGCGCCCTGCGGTACAATCCTGCGCATACCTCTGATGAACTCCTGATAGTACATCTGGCCGCGCTGCTGCTTGGCCATGTTACCGTTCATAAGGTGACGGTAGCAGACGTAGTCGACCAGCGCCGGGTGCGCCTCCTCCGGGATCCTCGGTTCGTCGTCATCCTTCAGCGGGTATGGCGTATCCTCCACGAAGCAGGTGTAGTCCGCATCGCCCCTGCCGACCATGATGCATCTGCCGTCCGGCGAGAGCCCAAAGTTCACAGCTCGCTTGAACTCATCGCGGATCTCGATGATCTTGCCCTCGCCCAGAGCACAGCGATCGATCCTGCCCTCGTCATCGCTCGTCACAGTCAGGAAGATGCGGGGCTTGTAATAATCTCTGAACGCGATCGAGTAGCCCTGATTGGCGTACATTTTGAAGAGCTCGTCATACTCGACGGCATCTTCGAGATCTTCATCAAGCTGGAGCAGAGCCAACTTGACGATCTGTGCCAGCTTCATGAAGATTCCTCCTTACAGCTGTCCGCAGTTCTTCAGCTGGGTGAAAACACACTCCGGCATCTTCACGCTCTCGCCGCGCATGAAGTAGAAGTTGACACCGTTCAGGCCAGCAAAGAGCACATCATCCTTTTCGCCCGGGATATTCGGGATGGCGACGGTCATGATCTTCTCGTCGTCGGCGCAGCCAGCCTTCTTGCACAGGGCCTTCAGGTTCTTCTGAGTGTACTCGCAAGCCGTGCCCAGAACAGAGCTGGTGCGGTTGATGGTCTGAGTCGTATTGGTCTTAATAGCCATGTGAGTTATTCCTCCTTAATCCAAATAAATCCGGGGCGGTTAGCCGCCCCGGATCATGTATGTGTCTGCTTACGCGGTGAAGCCGCACTCAATGCGGACCGCGTACTCCGGCTGAAGCATCTTCACGCCGAAGCCATCCATCTTCCAGCCCACGGTGCTGATCTGCTCGAGCGGATCAGCGGTGCCCGCGCTGCCCGCCGGCTTGACGACGACACGCGGCTTGGCACCCTTGAAGCTGGTGTAGCCGTAGGCGAACTGGCCGAGAACGATGACGGACGCAACGTCGATACCGCCGTTGCCCGCGCCCTCGAAGATCTTCGCCTCAGTGGTCTCAACGATACGGCAGCCGAAGATGCGGCCGATCTCGCCGGTGTAGACCGCCTCCTTGTCCTGATAGCGGGACACGGCAACGAAGGCCTCGTCATCCTGCAGGTCGTAGTAGGTATCCGGGCCAACGATGGCGATGTAGTAGCCGCCGAAGGTCTGGGCCTTCGCCTTCTTCAGGGTACGCACAGCCTTGCGCAGCTCAACGCTGGACAGCTTGTCAGCAGCGGTCAGCGCGGCGCGGCTGGTCTTGCCGCCAGCATAGATGACGTTGGCACAGGTGGCCAGCTCATCACGGACAACAGCGTCGATGCTGCGCGCACCAGCGTCGCCGAAGAGCTTGGTCTTGCGCAGGATGTTCATGTCCAGATGGCTCATGTCCAGCTTATCGGTGCAGCGGGCATACTCGCCGTACTGCTCCAGTCGGACA